TTAAAACAATTTATCAAATGCTTCTGTAGCTGCAGAATCATCTTCCAATGTGATGTGCGAATACATATTAAGAGTAGTTTTTATATCCTTATGTCCAAGACGCTTTTGAATCAGCTTTATATTAACTCCTTGACTTAATAGGTAGGAAGCAGAGGAGTGTCGTAATCCATGGAAGTTTACGTTTTTTAATTTAGTGCGTTTTATGAACCTTACCCAAAATTGTGTAATTGAATCTGGTCGATAGGGTTTTCCATCAGGTTTCACAAATAAGACCTCAATCTTGTTGCCATTCATATCTTTAAATGCACTATACAAGTTTCCCATTTCTAAATGAATCCCTTGCTGATCATCTAGGAATATCTTAATTTCTTCCATTAAAGCTTTTGGAAGGGTAATAGTCCGTTCATCTTCCGTTTTTGTACTTTTCAATTTTAATCCTTCTTTTTTGGTAACTTGTAGCGAGTGCGAAATGTGGATTTGATTCTTTTCCCAGTTAATAGAATTAAGTGTGATTCCTAGTATTTCACCACGCCGTAGACCACCAAAGATAGCTAACTTACATATTATCCTTTGGTGTGGTTCTAGTTTGTCGATGGCTTCTAGAACAGTTGGTATTTCGGCAGCAGAGTAAAATTGTTCCATTTCAGTTCTCATTTTGGGTTCTTTCGGCTTGCCAACCTCGCTCATTGGATTCGATTCCTTGTTAATGACTTTCCATTTCACCGCATATTTAAAAATAGAATTTAATGTTTTGTATTTAGCGTCTAATGATCCTCGGCCAGACTTTCTTTCCTCATTAAAAAATGAAACAACGTGAAATGTTTGAATATCACGTATTTTCTTCTTTCCGAAATAATCATTTAAATAACTTAAAGCCGTTTCGTATTTTTCGACAGTTGCTATATTAAGATTTGGTTCAGCATAGTGTTTAAGCCATCGGGCAACGAAAGATTTAAAAGTCGGATTTTCATCCTCCAGGTGTAAGGTCTCCCTCATCTCATTTTCAAACCGTTTAAGCAATACTTCAGCTTTCCTAGGACCGTTAGCTTCGACAGTTCTTGTCTTTCTGATGCGATTACCTTTTATGTCACTACCTAGCTCTACGTATAAACGATACTTTTTCCTAGGAATTAATTCTTCGTATGAAGACATATTATCAATCCTCCAACTTAACCATAAGTACTACATGTGTATATTGATAGACACTAAGTGATACTTCTAATATTCCGTAAATACTGATTCAACCTATTTTTGGCGAAAGAATACTCAACATGAAACGTTCCCTGTATCATATTGATTGCTTTTGCTTCTGAATCTGGAAAGACCATTTTTTCTAGCATGAAAGTTGGTACGCAAGCATGATATGTAAAATTAGTTGCTTTAAATTCTTGAAATTCTCGAAAAAGGGGAGACATTCGCATTTGATCTCCTGTATGTAATAGGACATGGCAAAGTTCATGCATAAAATCTTGTTGCTGATGTTCTGTTGATAAATCTTTGTTTAAGAAAATAAATGCAATATCTTTTGAAAATAAAGCTTGGCTTCTGTCATTCCAGTAGTATATTTTAATATTTAAATTCTCAGCAATCCTCCTAATATTCAAATCTAATGGATCCGAAATTTTCATGCGGGTGTAAAAGTTTTTGATGTAATCTTCTAAGTGGCTGTAGTAATACATAACTTCACTCCTATACAGAACGTACGTTCTTTTTTATTATAAAAGATAATCATCTTAATTGCTAGGCAAAAATATAATAATAGAATGTATGTTCTTAAAAGTTGAAAAAAAGTAAGGATAAGTTATAATTAAAATAAAAAGAGGTGGGAGTGAAAGGTATGACTATTAGAGCGATTTCTATAGTTGCAATTCTAATTCTGACCGCCGGTATATTATTTTATAGCTTAATTTATACAAACAATGGATTTTGGGCTAATGGAACGATTTTAATTGGTTGGGTTCTATTTGTTTACCAATATATAATGAATTATTCCGAAAGAGCTTATTTTGCAACACAAAAAACATTTAATTATTTAAAAAATCCTTCGAATAAATGGGATTTTCAATTTGAATTTTCATCAAAAAACTTTTCGATTGATTCATTTGAGAAAAACTTGGATATTCTTTTGGGTGTCAGAAAAAATGTGAGTATTAATAATAATAGAAGTTTAATTACGTTATCAAGTGGAATTAAGATAGAAGTAAGTACCAATATTTCGGATAGCACCGTTGTATTTTTAATAGAAGATTGTTTTGTTCCATATAGGGAATCTAAAAATATTATTGATAATTCTTTTCATCCGATTATAGAACTTCTATATAAGAAATGTGAAATCTCTAATGAAAAATTTTCATTTAATATCAATTTCCTCAATGATAATCCATATTACGGATATTTTTTAAAAAAGGTAGGTCCAAGTCAAATAAACAATTTTCAGGTAAATCTTATGGATGACAGTAGCAATGTAGATATATACAATAACTGGATGATGATTACTTCAGAGAGCTTTTCAGATTTGTCGAATGTTTCAAAAAAATATTTAACTATGTCAACCACACCTTTCAAATAAAAGATGTGGTTGATTTTATGTTTTATCGTAAAAAAGTATTGTAAATTTGTCTAATGAATCTCATCTCAGCTTCTTCATTTACAAACTTGTCCATTAATACTATACAAGACTTTCTTGAGATTGCTATTTTATGTTCATAATTAGTATCATCATTTTTGAAATAGAATTGTATGCTCGATAATAGGCCAACATTGTTGGATTGTTTGAAGTTTGCACTTTTATTAACGTTATTTCCAAAGTATCCTGCAGAATTCATATTAGGGATTTTCATATCTGAGAACCAAGCCCCCGTAATAGAATTTACGCGAGAAATGATTTTACTTAAATCTATATCTAGTGGCTCTATTTCGAATTTATGGTATGTATTGTATGTTTTAACAAAATCTTTTGCTGCATCGATTTTTAAAGAAAATATCATTAAATTAACAGAACTATCTACAAAAAAGTTAAAATCCAAGGGCTCTATATATTTATTAAAGGGCTGTCCATTTGCTCTACCGAACTTATTGACTAAAATTTCATGGTGTGCAATGAATTTATCAAAACCTATTTGTTGATCGTTTTTTTCTATTAGATCGAAACTTGAACTTTGTGGATCTTCAAAGCTTTCAATATCAATTTGATATTGAATTTCATTTCTTGCCGGCACAAAGTTTTTATATTTACAAATATAAAATGATTTTGCCATAATGTAACACCTCGTTATCATTTTTCATATATTACTGAGATCTTATAATGTTCTAGTAATTCCAAGCCCAATATAAGATAGTAACGTTTGGATTGTTTACTCTTCCATGTAAATATTCATTAGATAATTAAAATAATCATTCACATTGAAATACAATCTATTTAACTGACTAACTAACTAACTAACTATCTATTTACAAATGTAGTATTTCTGACTTTCCAATCTTCTAGTTTACTGAATACCCAAAAACCATAAATTCCTAAAGTTATATTGGTTAGAAACGACCACTTAATCCACTGCCCAACTAAACCAACTGCTGAACCATTAAATTGCATTCTCTTACCATCTACTACAGTGTAACTTATCTTCTAACCGTATATCATTGTGATAGAACATGGGTAACAAATACCTAAAGTACAAACGGTAACTAATGAACCAAGTAAAGTCCATCCAATAAATTGCGGTAACTTCCAACAAAATAAGATACTTGACCCTTTCTAGATTCTAAAGATGATTCTTATGTTGAAATGTTGATCGTAGTTATTAATCCATTCCCTTTACTATATAGTTTTAGAAACTTAACACTAATAAACTGATACAGTTGGTGTATATACTTTGTCTAGCAAATTTGTTAATGAACTTTGCTCTAGCTAATTAAAAATGAAAACTTTATTTAGTGATATCTAATCTTCCGACATTGGTGTCGGTGTCACTGGCTGTTCAGAGGTAGTTTGATATATCTCAATGACATCATATATTTCAACACTATAATTGCCATCATGATTATGTTTGACTGCTACAATGTTATCCTCTTTATTTGAAAGAACTGAAGATGTTTTATCGATAGAATATTCTAAAACTAATTTACGGGCTACAATCTCAATAGGATCAGTCAATATTTCTGATAATTCATAGCGTTTAGTTCTATTTGGTTTATAGAAAAAAATTGCAATACTTGGGATAAGTGAAAATAAAAATGAAACACCAATAAGGTATTCAAGTTCTTCACCAGCAGCATCTAGAACAACAAGCAAGAAAGTACTGATTAGCATTAAAAGAAAAGCTGTACTAAGAATAAATATATTACTGAAATTGTTAATAAAAGTATTAAAAATTCCACCTGTTTGGGGTGGTTGGCTAACAAATCTTCTCTCCTTTATTTTATATATAAGTTTATAGACACCGAAAATTGCTGAACTTAATGAATATAATAAAAGATAGATAATAACAACAAATAACAAAATAATATCTATTCCTGAAAATTGTTTAATTACAAAGTAGAGATACCAATCCACTCCAAAAAAGTATAGAGCTATTAACGATATTGATGTAATACTCTTAGCTATTTTGATACCAGTATGGCTATTTTTATGTAGTAGTTTAATATCAAATGAATCTAGAACCAAATTTTTCATTAAATATATAGCCAAAGTAATAACTACTGTTACTACAGTGCCTAAGGAAAAAGCTACTCCTGTAATACTCATTATCGGATTATCTTTATCAAAAGATAATAGTTCTGAAACTAACAAAATCACTTTATTTTCATCTCCATAATTAAATTGTATTTATATATGAAAAGTCCTCAGTTAAATTAAATTTAGACCTGTATTGTATTGATCGAATCTTTATATTTAGAAACTTTACATTACCCTTATAGTTATAAAGTCCGTCGTTAAATTAACCCCATAAAAACCCCAGATGTTCCTTCATTACCAAATTTTGATTTAATATTTGTAAAAAAAGAGATTTGGCAAAGCCAAATCTCTCTATATTTATTGTTTGTCAATAACTAGTTATTAACGTCATTTTTAATTATTTCCCACATTTTCCGAAGTTTCTGCAAATCCTCTTCTTCACTTTGGGGCAATTCTTTATACCATTTTTGGAGAGATGGATCATTAGCAAAAGCTTGGAATTCTATTTCTTCTTGTTCATTATCCGTAATACCAGCTTTACTAGTAACTGAATCTTTATGTTCAGAAACACCTAGCAAGTAATTTGGAGTAGTATTAAGTACTTCAGCAAGTAATACAAGCATTTCATTAGAAGGGGTGCTATGCCCATTTTCATAATTGCTAATTGTTCCTTTGGTCGTATTAACCTTAACTGCAAGGTCTTCCTGTGTGAGCTTCAAAGCCTTTCTAGAAGCCTTTAATCTTATAGACAACATAATAAATCCCCCTCTAAAGGTGTACAAGTATATTGTACATTAATAAACTATTAAATAAACTAATGTACAAGAATCTTGTATTTATATATTGACATACAAGAATCTTGTATTTATAATAAAAGTACAAGTTATTCATACATGGAGGTGACAATATGAAAAACGATAACTTGATCAAATCACGTGAAAAGAAAAAACTTACACAAGAACAACTAGCTAAAAAGTTAGGTTACAAGGGTAAGCAGTCTGTTTCTAACTGGGAGAATGGTTATATTTCTCCACCCTTAGAAACAGCGTTACACATATCTCGAATTTTAGAAGAGGATATCTTCTTTTTATTTGAGAATAAAGTACAAGAATCTCATACAAACGATTCTAAAAATGTTTCATAAAAAAATTGGAGGAATGAAGATGAATCAATTAGTAGTTATGCATGATCATCATGCTGTTACAACATCTTTACAAATTGCAGAGGTATTTCTAAAAAATCACCGAGATGTACTCAGAGCTATTGATGAATTGAAGGAAGGGGTTGCGCAAAACTTCGCCGACCTATTTTTCGAGTCAACATATGAACATCCACAAAACAAACAAAACTATCGAATGTTTTTCATGAATCGTGATGGATTCACATTGTTAGCAATGGGCTTCACTGGTAAAGAAGCAATTCAGTTCAAATTAAAGTACATTGAAGCATTTAATAAAATGGAACAATCTGCACAACAACCTAGAGTGCTTTCTGAAAAAGAGCAATTACGAGCTTCCATGAAATTGTCACTAGATACATCTGAGGAAGTCGAGGTCCTCAAAATCGAAGTAAATGACTTAAAAGAAAAAGTAGAGAACCAAATAACCATTGACCATGGTGAACAACGCAGATTACAAAAAGCAGTTGCTATTAAAGTTTATGAATTGGAAAGCATTTCTGAATTAAGACCTAAATTTTTCCGTGAAATCTACCGTGAGATTAAAGATAGATTTGGTGTTGCTTCATATAAAGATGTTAAGCGGAAGGATCTACAACTTGCAATTAGATATGTAGAGGCTTGGATCCCTAGACAAGCTGCATAAATGAAGAAGGGCGTTTTATACGCCCAAAGACAGGAGGTGCTAGCTTGAGAAAAGTACGAGGAGTCAAAGCTTTATCAGAGTATCTAAAATCAATCAATTGCGATATGTCAGAAACAACTATTTATCGCTTGCTTAAAAAGAAGAGCATTCCTTGCAGACGTCCAAGCCCAGGTATTCTAATTTTCGATCTAGATGTTATTGATTTATGGCTTTCATTTGAAGATGAAGAGCAATTAGCTTCTTCTAACTAACTTGATTTTAAATCATGTGACCGTATCAAAAAAGAACCAGTCAGATACAAATAAAGGGAGAAGTGAGAGAAATGATTAAAAGTGCTGCAAATATGGGACAAGCCATTACGAGATTGATGGAAACGGAAGAATTGAATGGAGACCAACTAGCATTTGATTTGAATATTAGTAGACAACTAGGAAGTCATATGAAGAATGACAGACGAAAGATGCAGCAAGAGATTGCTCTATCAGCGATGGAAACGTACGACAATCCAGAATTTATTGCTGACGTCCTACATGAATTTAGTGAAGGATATACTTCGCCGGTATTTAGAGGTCCAAACATTGAGCAACACAGATTATCCATTGAGTCACTCGCTTATAGAGAGTTAAAAGAAGCCATAAATAAACTTGAAGAAGTTTGTTTAGCAAAGCCGCCTGGTGCTATTACCAAGGAGGAACGGCAAGAAATCAAATGTTTAATGGAAGAGTTACTAGATGGCAAAGCATTTATAAATAATCTACTTATCCAACTTCAAAAGGATTACCGAATTTCGATTAAAGATTGTATTAGAGGATTAATGCCACGTTGGATGGCGAGAGGATGGTTAGCATGAACCAAGATTTATTCAAAAAAGAAGATTACCACGCAGCGGTTAGAGAACACGTTAGCATTTTGGATTGTGGAAAAGCTATCGAGGATTGTGTTAAAACAGGTGATTTAAAAGAAGCTCTTATGTATGTCCGAGATATTAATAACTCACTAGAAACATTAAAGAGGCTAGCTGAGAAGAAAATGAAGGATGACAAAGTTAAATATTTGCTAGATCAATTAGTTGCAGCAGGAGTTAATGTGATGGCGGTGAGACGACATGAAAATTAAAGTGAGCGAATGGTTAGCGTTAGAACCTGTTGAACGTTATCTGTTAATCGTAAAAAAAGTAAATAAAAAAGCTGACTAACTCGGCAAAGTTAATCAGCGCTTAACAAAATATCTAATTTAATTATACCACATTGTTGGTGAAGATTCGACACATTAGAGGAGCGGAGGCAGATAATTTGGAAGGAACTATAGAGTATCTAAAAAACCTAAAAGAAGATGTTCATCTTTCAGTTGAAGATGAATACTCAATGACTATTACGGTAGATAGTAAAGATTTAAAACATATCCAAGAAGCATTGGAAGATATTAAAACCGTACAAAAGCAAATCGAATATTACGAAGATAAAGTTCGAATTTATAATTTAGTCGATGAATTTGTTAAAGAACAATCTAGAAAAGTAAAACATCTTTTCCCTTTAGAAAATATTGCTGGATACGGTCAGTTATGTGACAAGGTTTTGGAATTAGAGAGGAAAGTTGGGGAACTTTCCGAGGATATATGCCCAGACTGTGGGAAAAGAGATTCGTGGTGTGTATGTTTTGTTTGATGAATAGTTCGACCGAAAGGAGGAAGGGAGTAAGCAAATGAATAAACGAGTTATTAATTTTGACAAACAGGATTGGAAACATATTAGTTTTCTATTCACAGGTATGTTGAAATCTTTCTTTATTGATTTCGATTGGCACGAAACAAAAGAATGTCTTATTTTTATGAAAATACACTTAACACATGATTCTAAAAGGGTAAATTAACACACCGTTCGACCAAAAGACGGAGCTTATGGCTCCCGTCAAGAAGTCTAGGACTTCCCCCTTTGCTTTCCTAGGCTTCTTGATGGGATTCAACCCACTGGAAGAGGTGAGAAACATGTATGAAAATCCGATAGTAACAGATGTTTGCTTTGAAGAAACACTAAGGGAACCAAAACTTATTGGTACATGCCATTACAGACAATGTAATGAAGAACTTTATGAGGGTGAAGGATTTGAATTTGGAGGTTATCTATATTGTTCATCTGGATGCATTGGTGAACATCTTATCGAAGAAGGAGAAGTAATCGATTTAAGCGCATAAAAAAAATCCGCTATGTGGAGTAGCGGATCATCAAGACCTAACGAAATATTATGTACTTTCATTATATCGGTAGGTCTAGAAAATTACAAGAGGAGGGCTAACATGCAAGCTCAATCATTAGTTCAAACAGTAGATATGGATTGCGAACAATGGCTCGAAGCAAGAAGAGGAGGTATAGGCGGTAGTGATGTTTCTGCAATAGCAGGACTAAATAAATGGAAGTCTCCAGTTGCAGTTTATTTGGATAAGGTTGGTCAATCACCTTTAGAAGATACAGCTGGTGAAGCTGCATATTGGGGGAACGTGATGGAGGATATTGTGGCGCAAGAGTTCAGCATTAGAACAGGTCTGAAAGTAAGACGTAGAAACGCAATTTTAAAGCATCCTGAACATGAATTTATGCTTGCGAATGTAGACCGCTTAATTATCGGTAAGAAAGAGGGGCTTGAGTGTAAGACAGCTTCTGAATTTCTAAAAGGTGAGTGGGGAGATGACGAGATCCCTGCAGCCTATTTACTACAAATACAACATTACATGGCAGTCACAGGCTATAAAGCCTGGCATATTGCAGTTTTAATAGGCGGTAACAAATTCATCTTCAAGAAAGTTGAACGTGATGAAGAACTAATCAATTACCTAATTCAAATAGAAAAAGACTTCTGGGAAAATCATGTACTAAAAGAAATTCCACCTGCTTTCGATGGGACAGATGCTTCAGTAGATTTACTCAAAGCTCTTTATCCAGAGTCTGAACCAGAGAGCGAGATTAATCTACCTTCTGAAGCTGAAATGCTTATAGATGCATTAGATCAACTAAAAGTAGATTTGACAGACCTTCAAACAAAAGAGAAGGAATACAAAAACAAACTTAAAGATTTCATGGGAACAACGGAAAAGGCTTTTGCTGGTACTCGGAAGGTTACGTGGAAATCAGCTAGCGTGACTAGAATCGATTCCAAACGATTGAAAGCAGAACAACCCGAGTTATATGAGAAATATTCGAAAACAACGTCAGAACGCAAATTCTTAATTAAATAGGAGGAAAACAATTATGGCAAAAGTAACAGATGTTAAAAATCAATTAGCGCAAAAAGCTAGTGGGGCAGTTAATAAACAGGTCTCTCCAGAGAATACATTAAACGCTTTACTAAAAAGAATGGGTCCAGAAATTCAACGTGCATTACCTAAACATATGGATGCAGACAGAATCGCACGAATTGCACTTACAGCAGTCCGTACAACTCCAAAACTTTTAGAATGTGATCAAACATCTTTCCTTGCAGCTATTATGCAGTCAGCTCAACTAGGAGTAGAACCTAATACAGGGCTAGGGCAAGCTTATCTGATTCCTTACGGAAAAAATGTTCAGTTCCAACTAGGATACAAAGGGTTAATTGATTTAGCGGTTCGAAGTGGTCAATATAAAGCGATTTATGCTCACGAAGTATATGGAAATGATGAATTTGAGTTTCAGTACGGATTGAATAAAGATTTGATTCATAAACCATCTACTAATCCAGAAGGTGAACCGATTGGTTACTACGCAGTTTATCATCTTAAAAATGGTGGCTATGATTTCGTGTATTGGACCAAAGAACGTATTGATCAACATGCACAGAAGTTCAGTCAAGCAGTACAAAAAGGATGGACAAGCCCTTGGAAAACAAATTTTGATGCAATGGCCAAGAAAACAGTCTTAAAAGAGGTACTGAAATACGCTCCAAAATCCATTGAGTTGCAGAAAACGATTGATGCAGACTCTACTATCAAAACTGACTTTGCACCTGATATGAGCGACATTATCGATGTTACAGATTATAGCGTAGTTGAGGACCAAGTAGAAGAGAAAACAGATGATATTGAACAGGATAATGGGCAAGTATTTGAAGATAAGCTAGTTTAATTTGGAGGGGGATTCCCCTTCACCATTAAAGTAACGGAAAGGAGGGTAGGCAATGGCAGGATGGATTAGTTTACACAGAAAAATACTTGATAACCCGATATATTCAAATGCCTTCATGCTGAAACTCTGGATCCATTGTCTAATGAAAGCAACTCATACAGAACACAATCAATTGGTAGGAAATCAAATGGTCAAATTAGAACCAGGACAATTCGTTACCGGTAGAAATTCATTGTTTGAAGAATTCAATAAAGGTGCAAAAAAGGACGAAGTAATTTCAGCAATAACCCTTTGGAGATGGTTGAAGAATTTCGAGGAATGGGAAATGTTGAGCATCAAAGCCACTACCAAATATAGCGTTGTGACTGTAGTTAACTGGCATGAGCATCAGAAGCATGAACAACAAGTGAACAACAAACGAACAACAGATGAACAGCAGATGAACAACAAGAGAACAGCAGATGAACAACAAGTGAACACAAACAATAATGTTAATAATGTAAACAATGATAATAAAGATAATAATATAAAACCCTCTCGTCAAAAACGAGTTTTCGACAAAGATTCAGATGAAATGAAATTAGTAGAATTCTTTATTCAAGAGATTCAAAAGAACAGTGCTGATTTCAAATCTCCTAATCTCCAAAACTGGTGTGATGAAATGAGAAAGATCATCGATTTGGATAAAAGGGATAAGAGTGAAATCTCTAAATTGATCAGATGGGTACAATCAGATGATTTTGAAAAAGCCAATGTACTATCGCCTACCAAACTTAGAAAACGGTACGATGCTTTGAAAATCAAAATGCTAACACCTACCAAAAAGAAAGAGAGTAGGGAAAAGGTGCCTGATTGGTTTGGTAAAAAAGATAATGAGCCATCACATAAAACAAAATCGGTAGTTATGAATATTGAGGAAGAACGTAAACGGTTAAGGCAGGAATTAATGGGAGGATAAATTATGAAAACGCCAGTTGCAGCATGTGAAAACAATCGATGTGAGAAGGCTATCCATAAAGGCGAGCAGGTATGGCATAAAGGCTCTGATATGTATTGTTCAGGGAAATGTTTATTTCAATCGTTCGGACACGTTAAACAAACGATAAATGAGGAATTGCAGTATCAGGAGAGGTTGAGAGCATGAGAAATATCTTTTTCGAAATACCAGGTGAACCAGTAGCTCAAGGAAGACCAAGGGCAGGGAAATCGTGGGGCGGTAAAACCGTCCTCTATGATCCTGATAAATCACGTGACTTCAAACAATATGTGAAGTTAGTTGGTAGCCAACACGCTCCAAAAGAGCTCATTACAGGTCCAATTGACTTAGCGGTAGATATTTACAGGGCAACTCCTAAGAAGTATCAGTCAAAGCCAAAACAAGCTCTTATTGAGAAGGGTGAGCTAAGACCGACAACTAAGCCGGATGTAGATAATTATGTAAAAGGTGTGAAGGATGGATTGAACAAAGTTATTTGGAAAGATGATAGCCAGGTTGTTAATTTGACCGTTCGTAAGTTTTATAGCATGCAGCCTAGAGTTGTTGTTAGGGTGGCTTATTGAAACCGTACTGTTGAATCGCAAATTAAAAAAAGAGACTTGTTTCCAAGTCTCTAACCATTGAGAACAAACGTTCCCCTAATCAATATAACATACTGAGAGGGGAAAACAACAATGAAAATCAAATTAAACACGATTTATAATATGGACTGCTTAGAGGGCATGAAGCACATTTCGGAGAAATCTGTTGACCTTATATTGTGCGATCTGCCATATGGAACTACGAATTGCGCATGGGATACGATTATTCCATTTGAGGAATTATGGGAGCAGTACAAACGAGTGATTAAAGACAACGGAGCGATCGTACTTACAGCAAGCCAACCGTTTACCACTAAATTGATTGAATCAAATATTAAATGGTTCAGATATGAATGGATTTGGAAAAAAGGCAATCATGTAACAGGTTTTCCAAACGCCAATCGTATGCCTATGAAAAACCATGAAAATGTTTGTGTGTTCTACAAGAAATTGCCGACTTATCACCCACAGGGCATTATGGAGATTAGACCAAAAATAGTGAAGAATAATCCATCAATGCGAGTGTTAGGGAAACAAAATGAAACACTTAATAGACCTCATTTGGTAAGACACAAGAATTACCCTAAATCGGTTCTTGATTTTCCAAGAGAAAGTAAGACGTTTCATCCGACGCAAAAACCAGTCGATCTGTTTGAATACATAATTCGAACGTATACAGATGATGGTGAGACGGTATTGGATAACTGCATGGGCGTATTTACTACTGCAATTGCTTGTGATAACGCTAATCGGAACTGGATTGGCTTTGAACTTCAAGAGGAGTATTGCGAAAAAGGCCTAGGTAGAATTAACGAAAACAGAAGAGAATTGGGCTTGCCTGATGTAGTTATTAATTAACTATATGGACCAAACGAATGAATTAGGCGGTTTACACCGCTTTCTGTGTTAAGACTATATAGATGACAGAATTAAAGTCTATTTTAAAAAAATAAAAAAAGGTTATTAGGGTAGGGGGTTTAATGAAAATGGAAGATTTTAATATAAACCCTAGTACAATGAAACTAGAAGTTGATATAATGGAACTACCTAAAAGTTGTGTAATTGTTATCTGTGACGGGAAAGCAAAACTCAGAGAACTTCCGACTCATGGGGAATACAAGATTGTGACGCATCAAGGGAAAGTGAAGAGGTTGCGTGTCGAACAGGGGGAAGAGTTTTGAAAGAAGAATTATATCAATTACTAATTCGAAATTTAGAAGAAATGCACGATAACTTTAATAATTATTCGCTATTAATAAACGCAAGCGAAATTTCAAAAAAGCACTATGAAAAAGCACCTAAAAATACTCAAGTAAATCCCATGGGGAACATACCTGCCGAATACCGAGCAAAGATTGAGATGACTAAAACATACAGAGGGCCACAATTAGTAAAACTTTATGAAAATCAGACCAAAGTAAGCGCAACAGAGGATTATTTTATTCGTGGAGTAAGTATATGCGATGCATTATTAGAAGATATATATGAAATATTTTTGTTGAACAAAGATCCTTTAATAACCGATAAAAAATTAGATAAGCAAATTCAATTCTCAGAAGATAATTTACCAATGGATTTATTATCATATACACCTGATTACACCAATCATAAAGGTCTAGAAGAAGTTAATCTAAAAGATTACTTTTTACAGTACAACTTATATAGACAATTAAGACATGCGATGATTCATAACAAAGGGAAATTGAAGCAAAGGCATTTAAAAAGAATTAATAATATTCTTACTGAGATTGAAACAAGGACTGGGAAAAAATACGATATTAACCATTTTCCTTTTATAAAAAATAATAAAGTAATAGCAGATATGGAATTAATGGTTGTCTTTAGAAAATTCCAGTTAGAACTTCATGCTCAATTGTATGCGAATTTAACATAATAGTCCGCCCCAGCAAACTGGAGGACAACACTTGTACAGTCAAGCGCTGTGTCATTTGTTGTCCTTTTAGTATGAAAAAGTAAAATATCAATGGAAATTCCATCCTGATAGAAGGTATAATGGAACTATATTTATATGTGTGTCATTAGAATTACATGAGATGCAAGTGAAATAAAAAGATTCAACTTAATAGAGAATATGAGATTGTGTCGCATCAAGGGATGTTATAAAGGCGGAGGGAAGAAGGGGAAGAATTTTGAAAAAACGATTTTTAATTTCAGTTGGATTATTTTTAGGGTTCATAGTGATTCAGATGTTACTATCTTTAGTCGGACTCGAAAAGTGGGGTAAATTTTTTGTAGATGTAGCAGTTTTTCTACTTACTCTATGGATACTTTTAAAGTTTATTAAAAATGCAATTCGAAAAGATATTGACAATAACTTAAAAATTGTAAGAGGTCATCGGGAAAGATATCATAGTTTATTCACTTGGCTAGGTCAAGAGATACATGTAGATTATGTTGTGTATGATATTGTTGGCGATAAAATAGAATACCATGACATAATGGTGAACTTGAAACTTTTTAAAAAATGCGTTGAAGAAAAGATAGGCAACGATATAAAAGATTATTGTCTGTTAAGAGAAATTTTAGATATACATGTTAATAAAAACTTTTTGAGTTTTTTATCTGAAATGAGTAAAATATTATTTGTAAGCTTGATAACATCAATTATTACAAGTACTGTAGTAACTAAATTTACATCTTTAACAAACGAAAAATGGGATCTTTTTGAATTTTCATCACTTATAATTAACATAGGACTTTGTGCAGTATTTTTTATTTTTGCATTAACTCTATTTTATAATGTCTATAACAAAACTAAAAATAGAACCTTAGTATTAATGAAAGTGTTGGATCTTATTATAAAAGAAAAAAGTTTAAACAGTCCCCCTGGTCAACCAGAGAACAACATTTGATTACAGCAATAGCTGTATTCAAATGTTGTTCTTTTTTTAATAATATATTTGGAGGCTATGGTAATAGAAACCTCTTAAATGTTAATATAGAACTATATTTTTTTAGATTAATAGGTAAATTTATATAAGGGAGACAACATTAATGACTTTACTTCACGAACTAAAACAAGGTGATGAACTAAACAATTCTCAATTAGCAAATACTTTTAAGTGTGCTCCACAAGGTGGTATGAGAAGGTCACATAGGACTAACAGTTTAGTTGTGATTTCTGATCCTTTTAAATCGCTGTATAAGGACCGTTGGCAAGAAGAAACTTTTTTATATACTGGAATGGGGCAGTCGGGTAATCAATCCTTTGACCATAGTCAAAATAAAACCCTTTTTAATTCTAATAATAGTGACATAGAAGTTTATTTGTTTGAAGTTTTTGAAGAAAAAGTCTACACATACATAGGTAAGGTTCGATTATGTGAAACTCCTTTTTTTGAAAGACAATTAGATAAAGATGGGAATGATAGAGACGTATGTATTTTTCCGTTAGAACTAATTGATAATAAGCCATTTCTAGTAGACGAGAAGATAAGTAAAAAAACGGAAATTAAACAAAATAAAGAAGCTCATAAATTAAAATCAGATGATTTGTTGAAGAGAGCATTATCGTCTCATCAAGAACCAGGAAAAAGAAATGTAATAAGCAGTACTTATGAAAGAGATCAATATGTTGTTGAATATGCTAAAAGATGGGCTAAAGGTTATTGTCAATTATGTGAAGAGGTGGCTCCTTTTAATGATAAAAAAGGTAACCCTTTTCTACATACACATCATATAGATTGGTTATCTAGGGGAGGAAAAGATACTATAGGAAATACTATTGCACTATGTCCTAATTGTCATAATAAAATGCATATTTTAGATTCGGAAGATGATCTTGAAAAATTAAAAGAAAAGGTTAAGATACATTTATTAGCTATGGAATCATTTTTGATATAATAAGGCTAGATTTAGAGTAAGAGTTTTAAGATTAAATTGTTGAATTATGTAATAAAAAAATAATATTTTATTGATAATAATTGACATAGTTTTTATTACAAATAGTTTAAAATCCTCTATATGATATGGGGGTTTTATTATGGAAATGAATGAAATAATTTTTGTTATTGGATTTGTAAAAAAAGCAGAAATATTAGGTTACCGTTTTGAGTTTGAGGGAAGAAAAATGAAAATTCAAATGCCTCTATCGGAGTTTGGAGATAGTATAGTTATTTCCGAATTTCATGAATTTATGACTTTTGTAGATAATATTATTAAATCTAACACTAAATAATGAGTATTAAACTTTATATTTTAATAAATATAGCATATAATTTAATTATGGTTTTATTTACGAAAATCTGTAATTAAAGAGGGATAAATATGCTAGTTCAATTCACTATTGAAAATTTTAGATCTATTTTAGAAAAGAAGACTTTTTCAATGCAAACAGGACCTTATTTAAAAAAATATAAAGAGTCTAATACTTTTAATTCTACTCCCGTAAATTTACTTAAGAGTGCAGCCATTTTTGGGCCAAATGGTAGCGGGAAAACAAATATTATTGAAGCGATGAATGTTGTAAAAAATATGATAATCAATTCTTATCGTATTAGTGCTAAAAAATCTGTAAATTTGCCGTTTCACCCGTTTAAAATGTTGAATAATGGAAAACAAGAGACTATGTTTGAGATTTTACTATTAATTAATAATAAATTATATGAATATAAATACATTTATAATTCAGAGATGATTATATTTGAATCTCTTAATATACTATCAAGTAATGAGGATAGAATAATATTCATAAGAGATTTTAATTTTGAGAGTAAACATTACGAATATGAAATTAATGATATTCCAGATTTTCGAGAAAAAACAAAAAAAAATGCGCTTTATCTAACAACTTTAAGTGAGTTCAATGATGATTTTAATGAATTTGAAGGTAAAGAAGTTTATAATTGGTTTTTAGATAGTTTAGAAATTGTAGAAGCTGATGATAATTCGATTCCAGAAAGGTTAGCTAAAAAATTAAAAAATCCTGAAATTAAAGAAAATTTATTACAGTTTTTAAAAATTGCAGATTTTAATATAGTTGACATTGAGACTAGAACGAGGAAAACTGAAGTACCAGAGCATTTTAAAGCACTTATGAATACAGAGTTCAATCAGGAAGTTGATGATTTTTTTGAATTTACAGATGTTTATACTGTATACAATCAGTACGATATAGATGGGAATATAGTTGGGAAAAGCAACATACATACTCAATCTTTTGAGTCTAGAGGCACAGTTAAAATGATAAACTTGGCATTAATTCTACTTGATGCTACAGAAATGCCTAGGACTGTTTTTATTGATGAATTCGATAATGCACTACATTATGAGATATCCTTATTTTTAATTAAAATTTTTAATAATGAGCTTTACAATAAAAAGTCTCAGTTCATATTTAATACACATGATCTATCACTGTTAGATTCTGATGTGCTGAGAATTGATCAAATTTGGTTTGCTGAGAAATCTAAAAATAATACTACAGATTTCTATTCTTTATATGATTTTAATGAAACTTCTAATAGAGCAAGATCTGATGTTTCTTATGCTAAAAATTATATAAAAGGTAAGTTCGGTGCTCTACCTATTATTAATGATTCATTATTCAATAAAAATATATTTAATTTAGGTGATTAAAATATGGCATTACCAAGTAGAAAAAAAAGAAATTTAACAACTAATCAGGATATATATATATTTACAGAAGGCAAAGAGACTGAAGTGATATATCTTGATCGTATTAAACAATTACTTAGAGTTCCTACTGTCAAGATTAAAGTTAGAGGTGTAGGTCAATCAAGCAGTAACTTAGTTGATTATGCAGATAAATTTGTAAGTAGGAAAAATAATATTAAGGCAGTTTGGGTAGTTTTTGATAAAGATGATCTAACAAATAAACAGATTCAAGATGCATATAGTGACGCAAAATCAAAAAATATCAACATTGCTTTTTCAAATATTAATTTTGAAATATGGCTTTTATTGCATTTCGAAAAATTAAATTTTCCAACGCCTTTCATAAAAAATACTGTATATTCGAAATTAGAGAAACATCTGAATATAAAAGATTATGAGAAGAAACATAAGTCCGATGTTAGATTAATTCAAGATATTGCCGACAATTATAGAATTGCAATTTCAAATAATGAAAATTTACTTTTGAAGACCAAATCTCCTTTAAATACTCCATATACGAATATAGTTTCTTTAATTAACTTTCTAAGTACATAACACCTACCAGCCAACTGGAGGATAACACTTGAACAGCTCAATGCTGATTCATGTGTTGTCCTCTTTTTTATTTCATCTAAGGGAGAGATGGTAATGAGAACGATTCAATCAGGGTTTATCGAAAAAGGGTTAAAACAAGTCGATAGAAACGTTTTGAAGATGAACGAGCAAATATGCAACAAGCAAAAAGAAACGTTCTCTTGTAGGGAATTAGAAGATTTGATGGGATGTAATCGTCCGACATACCGACGTGTTGGTGGAGCTGTACGAAATAAACGATAGGAGTGGAGAAAATGTTCAAAACCGGAACTTCAATAGCATCAATAATTGCAGATTATCAGATGATGAAAACAGAGATAGCTAGATTAGAACAGATTTTGTACGGCTTTAAAATTCCTATGGATAACTGGGGAGTTGCTCAATATGGTATAGATGCAGCAATGCCAAAAGGATCTTCCGGTAAAAGTGAATCTGAATTAAAAAAGATGGATATTAGAGAACGAAAGCAATTGGAACGACTTTCCTACATGAGATTCTGCGTACACATTTTAGAAAGTTTCACTAATACATTTTCGGATTTACGCACAAATATTATTTATGATCACATTCTGGATGGATGGACTTATCGACAAATAGCAAGTGAGCTGGGTGTAGGAGTTACCTACGTAAAAGAGCGCAAGCATCAAATCATCGATATCATTGTTAGCGCACGAAACGCACAGAACGCACAAAACGACCACTATTTGCCAAAAGAAAAATCTGCGGTGTAAACTGGAAGGAGGGTCGGCTAGGTGGTCCCCCGGGCGAAAGATAGTTTTCGTTTATCATCTTACGATGATTTATTATTTGCAGGATTTTATCGTTCTCTAGCGAATTGTAATAGAGAAGGAGATGATACCGTTGTTTAGAGATACTTTAGTAAAAGGTATTAAACAGATTTATGAAAATGATAGAAATGAAGTCCACAGAAAAAGTTCAAAATTTGTAAAAGATTATTTTTCTTATTTAGAGTACCAACTAGTAGAAGAAATTGAAGTTTCAAATGGTGAAGTTTCATTTCGTATAAAAGATAGTTATCCATACTCAATGGAGTTAAATGACAAAACACTTATCATTGATATGGAATCGGAAAGTAAGCTTGTTGTTTCTGTAAATCATTTAGACCAAGATAACTTTTTAGAGGAAATAGATACTCTAATTCCAAATGGAATTGATTTCATTAGTGCGAATTTTGAAGGTAAGAAACTTGATAATGAATTGATGGATATCTATTTAGAACGTGCTTTCAAAAAGGAAATGCTAGAACTATTAAACTAAAACTTACTAACAAGGCTACTTCTATGGAGTAGCTTTTTTTATGTCATAAAATGCAACTAGCATAATGGGGTGATGCCATTGATTGAGAAAAAGAAAAAAGGTGGAGCCAGAGGTAAGTATCTTGAATGGCTTACACCGGAAGGAATAATTCGTTTAGAAGGTTGGGCGCGTGATGGACTTACTAACGAACAAATTGCACATAACATAGGCGTTACACAATCAACTTTGTATGAGTGGCAAAAGAAGTATTCGGAGATTTCGGAGGCCTTAAAAAGAGGCAAGGAAATTGTTGACCTTGAAGTAGAAAATGCCATGCTAAAACGTGCACTGGGTTATGAATATAACGAAAGAAAGTACGCGCAAGTAGAAATGTCAGAGGAAGAACATTACGCTTTACAAAAAGTAACAGTGAATCGATATAAGATGGATAATCCAGAGGCAACACATGAAGAAATAAAGCTTGTGGAGTTACAAGTGTCCAAATATAAGAGTGTACTTGTTGAGGAAAAGATAAAAGATGTTGCTCCTGATACAACTGCACAAATCTTCTGGTTGAAGAATCGAAAACCAGAAAAATGGAGAGATAAACAAAACATTGAACATAGCGGCTCTATGGAAGTTAATAACCCATTGAAGGGATTGACAACGGAAGAGTTAAGGAAGCTGATAGACAAATGATGGACCTAGATAAAATTAAACAGATGGCCAAGATAGAACTTGCTAACCGTGAGTTCTTTTATTTTTGTCATTTGTTAGCTCCCGACTTTTATGCTACCAACCGTCAATATCTCATGGATCTATGTAATGATATGCAAGAGTTTTATGAGTCAGATGATGACGTGCTGATTATTAACGTTCCGCCCAGACACGGAAAGAGTAGAACGGCAGTTATGTTAGCTCAATGGATATTTGGACAGAACCAAGAAGAGAAGATAATGACAGGCTCTTACAACGAGACCTTATCTACTATGTTTTCAAAGGGTGTACGTAATGGAATATCTGAAGAAAAGGCTGATAAGGACCGTATTATCTATAAAGATATCTTTCCTAATGTGCATATTAAACAAGGTGATGCTGCCATGAATTTATGGAGTTTAGAGGGTGGATATAACAACTATCTTGCTACATCTCCAACCGGTACGGCAACAGGATTTGGTGCTTCAGTATTAATCATTGATGACTTAATTAAAAACTCTTTAGAGGCATATAACGCCCTTACACTTGAAAAACATTGGGATTGGTTTACGAATACAATGCTCTCACGTCTTGAAGAAGGCGGTAAAATCATTCTTATTATGACCAGATGGGCTAGTAATGACTTAGCCGGTATGGCACTAGAACATTTTAAAGGCGAAAAAAAGAAAGTTCGTCACGTACTCATGAAAGCATTGCAAGAAGATGGCTCCATGTTGTGTCCAGCTGTTCTATCCAAGGATAGCTATGATATGAAAGTTCGAGCGATGGGTATTGATATTGCTTCAGCTAACTATCAACAAGAGCCGATTGACATTAAAGGTCGTTTATATAGCAAATTCAAGACTTACGATGGTGATCTTCCACAGTTCAAGGAGATTAAAAACTACACAGATACGGCAGATACAGGAGCCGATTATCTGTGCTCTATCAACTATGGTGTCACATTTAGCAATGAAGCGTATATCCTTAATGTTCTTTACACGAAAGATGGAATGGAAGTTACAGAGCCAGCAACTGCTAAAATGTTGCACGAAGATAAAGTGAATAACGCTGATATTGAATCAAATAACGGTGGTCGTGGTTTCTCTCGACAAGTTGAACGATTACTATTACAAAATCATAATAGCAACAAAACTATTCTCAATCCTTTCCATCAATCAAAAAACAAACAGGCTCGTATATTATCGAACGCTACTTGGGTGATGGATCACATCTACTATCCAAGTAACTGGAAAGATAGATGGCCAGAATATTATGAGGCAATGAGCAAGTATCAAAAAGAAGGTAAAAACAAACATGATGATGCACCAGATGCTACCACGGGTATAGCTGAAAAGATTGGTGCAGGAGATGTATTTAGTTTTGATTAAGAGAGGTGATAACGCATGGAGTATTTCCCATTTCAAGGTTTTGGAACAGATACCGAAGAACTGAATGAAATAATCGCTACTGGTGCTCAAGCAGTTATTAGCAATTTAACGCTACTTGAAAGAGAGATTACTAAATTCAAGTCCTCACAAAAGCGTGAATGGATGATTAAAGGTGAACTGTATTACGAAGGTGAACATGATATCTTAACACATGAACGTAAAGTAATAGGTGTAGGTGGACGATTAGAGATAGCGAAAAATCTTCCAAACAATAGAATTTTGGATAACCAGTATGCTAAATTAGTAGATCAAAAAGTTAACTATCAGTTAGGAAAACCTCTCACATTAGAAACGGAGAACGATACCTATCTAAAATTATTGCAAAAGATATTCAATAAACGGTTTCAACGTACATTAAGGAATATGGGATTAGATGCATTGAATGGTGGTATAGCGTGGCTCTATCCATACTATAACGATCAAGGAGAATTTACTTTCAAGCGCTTTCCGAATAGCGAAATCTTACCTTTTTGGAAAGATGCAGAACATACCTTACTTGATTCGGCGGTTCGCATGTATACAGAGTCAGGTTATGAGGGTGATAAAGAAGTTTTGTATGAGAAAGTAGAAGTATATACTGCTAACGGTGTTAAATGCTATGTGTGGTTTAATGGTCGATTGGTTGACGATGTAGAGAAGCCTCCAATTTCGTATTTAACCACTGAAGACGAAGATGGTAATGAAATTCAGTTGAACTGGCAGAGAGTGCCGTTAATACCTTTCAAATTCAACAGTAAAGAAATACCTCTGCTGAAACGTGTGAAGTCCTTACAAGATGGAATCAATACCATGTTGAGCGACTTTGAAAACAATATGCAGGAGGACGCACGTTCAACAATTCTTATACTGCATAACTATGATGGACAAAACTTAGGTGAGTTTAGACGAAACCTTGCCCAGTATGGAGCCGTAAAAGTTCGTAGTGCTGATGGTTCAAAGGGGGGCGTTGAGTCGTTACAAATTGAAGTTAATTCCGATAACTATAAGACAATCCTTTCATTGTTTAAGAAGGCGATTATTGAAAATGGGCGTGGTTATGATGCAAAAGATGATCGCATGGCCAACAATCCTAACCAAATGAATATCCAATCTATGTATAGTGACATTGATCTTGATGCTAATGGAATCGAAACAGAGTTTCAAGCATCCTTTGAGGACTTACTTTGGTTTGTTAATATGCATTTAGCTAATACAAACCAGGGTGATTATGAAAATGAAGAAGTTAATGTGATATTTAACCGTGATATTTTAATAAACGAAACGGAAAGCATAACTAATATCGTTAATTCCATGCCAATCCTTTCAACAGAAACGTTAGTATCCCAGCATCCTTGGATTAAAGATGTGCAGCTTGAGTTAAAACGCATGAACAAGGAAAAGGAGAAAGAAATTGATGATTACAGTAATGCTTTTCCTAAGCGTGGTGAAGTAATTGTCAAAGAGTAGTGATTATTGGAAACAACGATTTGAATTCTTACTAGAATCTCAACTAAGCAATGCTGAAGAGTATAGTGATGAATTAGAAGAAATATATAATCTCGTAATTGAAGAGTTAGAAAAAGATATAAGTAAATGGTATACACGGTTTGCAAAAAACAATGAAATTTCACTATCAGAAGCTAAGAAGATGTTGAGAGGTTCTGAACTGGCTGAGTTTCATTGGGATGTTCAGGAGTATATTGCGTATGGGGAAAGAAACGCTCTAAATGGAAGATGGATGAGGCAATTAGAAAATGCATCTGCACGTGTCCACATTTCTCGTTTAGAATCAATAAAGATTCAGACACAGCAAGTAATCGAAAAGCTATATGCAAGTCAATCTGAAGGTGTAGATAGACTTATGAGGCAGATTTATCAAGACACCTACTATCACACTGCTTTTGAGATACAAACCGGCTTTAATGTGGGATACACATTGCAATCTATTAATGAAACCCAATTGCAACAAGTTCTTTCGAAACCGTGGACTGCAGATGCGGTTACTTTCAGTGATCGAATTTGGAGAAACAAAGATGAACTCATTAATACACTGCATACAGAGCTAACACAATTTGTTATACGTGGCGATTCACCAGATAAGGTGATATCTACAATAGCGAGGAAATTAAATGTGAGTAGAAGTAAAGCTGGACGGTTAGTAATGACTGAATCAGCTTTTTTCGCATCTGCAGCACAGAAAAACGCATTTAATGAGCTGGATGTTGAGCGCTATGAAATAGTTGCTACCTTAGACATGAGGACTAGTTCAATATGCCAAGAGCTAGATGGTAAAGTATTTGCCATGTCTGATTTCGCTCCAGGAATAACAGCTCCACCATTCCATCCTTGGTGTAGAACGGTTACAGTTCCATATTTTGATGATGACTATGGTCAACGTATGGCGAGAGATTTGGAAGGTAAAACGTATTATGTACCAGGGAATATGAAATATGCTGATTGGTACCAAAGTCAAATTGAAAAAAATGGGGAAGAAAAAATAAACCATGTTAAAAAGCTGCTACGTAATCTTAATAAGGACAAGGAACAATATATTAAATACCAAAAATCCCTTGGGAAAGATACACCAATTTCTTTTGAAGAATTCCAAAACTTGAAGTATAGTAATAAAATAGAATGGAATAAACTTCAAGATAATTATTATGTAAAATCAAGAATCAAGGATGGAACTTTTGGGTCACTAATAAATCCCGAAAAACAGTTACCACATATGCAATCAACTCAAAAAGAAGGCAAAAGCTATTTCTATGATGATGTGGATGTTCAAAAGATTTTTAATCAGTATGCTGGGACTGGCACAATTGAAAGAGACAGTAATGGTAAAAGAAAAAACACAGAAATTATTGATATAACTGGAGATATAGCGGTTGTACAGAACAAAGAAAAAAAGATACCTGCAAATCAAATAAAAATACATCACTCAAAAAAACGAACACACATAGTACCAAGATACAATGAAGAAAGGGGGTAGATGAAATGCTGGATAAGTCGGGATGGTCACTTGAAAAGTATGTAGGAAAACATATTCAAGTAACTTTTAATGATAACCAAATTTTGAAAGGGTATGTTAATGGACACACATCAATCTATGATAGCGATGATGGTGTGGAGGAGCTAACGATTAAAACAGATAAATATCCTTATGTCGGATTTAATAAAAACGAAATAAAATCCATCCAAATAATTGAGTAAAGCACTTTCAACCGTGACTGGGTAGAATGAAACAAAGATGTCAACCGCATACATTAAAGAGGTGAAGCGTAGTGGAGAAAATTAAACAATATGATAGTGTACTTTTGCAAGATGGTAGAGAAGGTATAGTAGTTGAAGTTTATGGTGAGCAAGAGGTTTTTGATATTGATATTGGATCTTCACCAAAAGATTGGGAAACAATCACAGTAAAGCTAGAAGGAATCGACAAGATAATAACACCATGAAGCACTTTCAACCAAAATGGTTAGGAAGTGCTTTTATTATTCCCATAAACAAGGGTGGGTGGTTGAATGATACCGAATACAGTTGTTGTTGCGGACATAGAAGAACTGGAAGATCTTTATAAAGTATTAAAACAGAATAAATTATATTTTGGTAAGTCGTAGAGATACGGCTTTTTATTATGCCTTACAAGTGGTGAGATGTTGTTTTTTTATGTAGCATGGTTTCTAATTCGTTTATAAACTGGGGGATGCATTGCTTTGACAGTAAAGTCGATTGTAGTTGCCAGTCAGGGGACACCGAGCACACCATTATTTCATAACCAAGATCAATTCACAAAAGCAGAAGGTATTGTTTAGTTGATACCTAAATAATCGGTCAGAAATTCACATTGGTTTACACTTGCACTCATGTACCCTCGAAGGAAAGGATAGGTGATCCGTTATCTTTGAGTTATTGGTTAAATATCTACCGTCTTTTTGGTATTGCAGACGTAAAAGAATAAGACAAATCCGTGGACGATACCCACGTAAAAAAGCGTAATTTGAAAGGATGAGAAAACATGAATAAAGAAGGATTAATAGCATTAGGTTTAACAGAAGAACAGGCAACAAAAGTAATTGAAGGATTTGGGTCCATGATTCCTAAAAGTCGTTTCGATTATGTGAATGATAGCAAGAAACAACTTGAAACTGATTTGGCTTCTCGTGATAAACAACTAGAGGAACTGAAAAAAGTTGATGCTGCTGGATTACAGGCACAAATCGAAAAACTTCAAGATGAAAATGCAACAGCAAAACAAGAGTATGAATCCAAATTAAAAGATTCCCAGCTTTCTAGTGCTATCAAACTTGCACTCACTGGGAAGGTACACGATGCAGATATCGCTATTTCACAAATCGATAAAACAACAATTGAATTGGATACAGAAGGTAAAGTTACTAAAGGTCTTGATGAGCAGTTAAAAACACTGCAAGAATCAAAGCCTTTTTTGTTTGTTTCAGAAAAGAAGGACCCTACTTATAAAGGTTGGAACCCTGCTGGTAGTAATCTTGACAAGGATCTTCCACAAGACATCGGTAGTAACTTTGCTAAAGAAGCTAATTCCAAAGGAGCCCCTGCAGAAAAAGCTGTAAATCCGTGGGGTTAATAAAATAAAAGGAGGGCATCTAAATGCCATATGTAAGCGAAACAAGAAACTATAACCGAGTTAACTTTTTAGCATCTTCAAAAGTACAATCCTTCACTACTCTCGTTAGTGACGTAGGAGTTACAGCTGTTGACGGAAAGAAAGTTGTGAAAGCAGGAACAGTTTTACCGTTAAATGATGCAACAGCTAAAGGTATTTTATACAACGATGTGGACGTAACGCACGGACCACAACCAGGTGCATTGATTGAAGAGGGCTATATCCTTGAAGCACGTTTACCAGTAGCTCCATCTGCAGAAGCAAAAACTGCTTTAACAAAAATTACATTCAAATAATAATCAAAGAAAATTGAGAGGTGGAAAACCAACATGCCAGACATTTTAGAACTATTTAATCAAAAAACAGTATTAAACTACTTGAAAGAGCGTGCGTTAACTCCATATTTAGGAGAAACACTTTTCCCTGTAGTAAAACATGACACATTAGAATTTGAATACCTAGTAGGGGCTAGTAACCTACCGGTAGCTGCTAAAATTCATGCATTTGATACAGAAGCTGAAATTGGATCTTTAGATTTCAACGATAAGGCGCTTGAAGCTGCGTATATCAAAAAGAAATACCAAATTAAAGAGAAAGATCTAATTGCCTTGCAATTCCCGCGTACTCCACAAGAACAAAAAGTATTAGTCGGTCGAGTGTTTAACTTAATTGATCGTGCAGTAGGGGATGTTCGTGCAGAGGTTGAAATTATGCGTATGCAAGCTCTTGCTAATGGAGAATTATCACTTGCAATTGATGGTGGAGGTACGCTAGAAGTAGATTATCATGTGCCTGATGCAAACAAAGAAGCTCTTGCAGGTGCCGATATCTGGGGTACTGGTACAGAGGACATAATTGGAGATTTAGAACGTTGGGCATCTGCATTAGATGAAAAGCCAACCCGTGCTTTGACTTCACAAAAGATTGCAAGTCAAATTTTACGTAACTCTAAAATCATTGGTTACTTATTCGGTAAAGATAGCGGTAGAGTTGCAACCATGGGTGATTTAAACAGTTTCTTAGCGTCACATCAATTACCATCAATTGCAGTTTATGATGCAAAGTATCGTGTGCAGAATCCGAATGGAACGTATACAACTCAACGTTACTTCCCGGATAACAAATTTGTTTTGTTTGGGTCTAGTACACTAGGCGAGACTTTACATGGACCAACTCCTGAAGAAAGCCGTTTACTACGCCAAGGTAACGAAGAAGTAACGAATGTAGGAAATGTTATCGGTATGGTATTTGAAGAAGGATTAGATCCAGTATCAACATGGGCGAAGGCTGCAACAACCGCAATCCCTTCATTCCCTGAAGCAAATAACGTATTCCAAGCTCAACCAATGGCTTAAGAGGAGGAAATCATTATGAAACAAGTACAAGTATTGAAAGTTCCAGTGCACTATAACGGGGTTACTCATGCCCCTGGCGCATCTTTTGAAATGGAAGATGAGCATGTTAATGAAAACATAGTGAAGGTCACTGGTGAAGTTGCAGTAAATAATACTCCTAGTGAATTCGTAGGTAAAACCTTAGATGAGTTAAAAGCTTATGCAGAAGAACATAAAATTGATATCGGTAAAGCTTCGACAGAAGAAGGTATCATCAAGAAGATTGAGGATGCTCAAAAAGCTGAATAGGGCGTGATTAAATGCTTGAAGCAGTAAAAGAACGAATAAAGTCATTTGGAATTTCGGTGTCGAGTGTACCAGATAATCCAGATGAGTATATATTGAAATTCTCTATTGATAAAGTAACTAATCATATAAAAACGCAAACTAACTTAAGTTCCATTCCTGTTCCTCTGCACCATATCGCGATTGATATGGTTGTGGGTGAATATTTGTTGATGAAAAAGAGTATGGGTCAGTTAACTATTGATGGTCTCGACTTCGGTCTTGTTGCAAAGACAATACAAGATGGAGATACAACAACTACCTTTGCAATCGATAAGGATAACCTAACTCCAGAAGCTAGTTTTAATGCGTTCATCAACTATCTAAGACACGATGCATATGATTTTATCGCGTATAGGGTGTTGACATGGTGAATGCTAGAAGACGTGCTATAGAGTCGTTATATAAGGGAGTTTGTACGATTTATGAAATGCAAAAAGTAAAAGATCCTATCACTCATCAAACAAGCACTAAAGAAGTAATGGTGCTTGAAAATCAAAAGTGTAAGTTATCATATGAAAAAATTGCATCCGCTAACCAAACTACTGTAGCCGCAACAATTGCTCAATCCACTAAACTTTTCATTGCTCCTGAGATTGTTGTGAAGGCAGGATCTAGAATTGTTGTTACTCAATATAATCGAACATCTGAATTCAGTCGAAGTGGAGAGCCAGGAATATTTATGGACCACCAAGAAGTTATGTTAGAGCTCTTTAAGGGGTACGCATAATGGCTAGGTGGGGCAGTACTGACTTTCAGCAGTTAAAAAGACTGCAAAAGAAGATGGAAAAATTGCAGAGTGGTGACTTCGATAAGTTTTGTGAAGAAGCTGCTAAAGAATTAGCCGCACGATTACTTGGAAAAGTAATTAGAAGGACACCTGTAGATGATGGTGTGTTACGTAGAGGCTGGACAGTCCAAACGGAAAGCCAAGCTCAGGCAGGTGGGAATCCTAAGAATGTAAAGGCTTATGCGGAATCCCTTATAGTCACTAAAGTGGGTAGCACCTATGAAATAGAAGTTATCAATCCTGTTAATTACGCTTCCTACGTTGAATTTGGACATAGGACTGCTAATCATGCTGGATGGGTAAATGGACGTTTCATGCTAACTATTTCAGAACAGGAATTAGATGCACAAGCACCTAAAGTTCTTGAAAAGAAATTAATGAAATTCCTAGGCGGTGTTTTTGATGGAAATTAATGACGTAATAACCGCTATCTCTATAAAGCTATATGAGACATTTGGTGAAGCCTATGAAATCTATACAGAATCAATCGAGCAAGGCTTTAAAGAGCCTTCTTTTTTTATTCTCTTACTACAACCAGAGTTTAAACAAGTAGTTGGTAATAGGTATCATGAAACATTACCCTTTGATATTCACTATTTCGGACCTGGTTATATGGATGCCTATAGCAAAGCGAATAAGCTCATGAGTGAAATGGAGTACATCAAGTTATTGAATGGTGATTTACTTCGAGGAACCAAAATGAAAGGTGAAGTTATTGATGGAGTGCTTCACTTTTTTGTTAATTATAATTTCCATGTTTATAAAGTTACGGATCCATTAGACAAAATGGAAGATTTACAACTAAGTAATGGAATAAAGAGGTGATACGACATGGCTAAAACAAAGCCAATCAAACAATCAGCAGAAGAGTCTACATTCAATTTTGCAGAACAACAGTCAAAAGAGATAGCGACATTCAAGTTCAGTAAACAACAACTCGTATCCAGTAAGAAATATGCATTCCAACGAGATGTATTAAACGCCTTATTGAAGGATGGTCAAGTATATACGTTCAGTGAGGTTGATCAACAATTAAATATTTTTATGAAAGGTAAGGTGAAGCAATAATGGCATTAGGTGGTGGGACGTTTCTAACACAAAATAAAAAGCTAAATGGCGTTTATATAAACTTCATAAGTGCAACTCGTGCAACCATTAATCTCGGTGACCGTGGCTATGTTGCTCTTCCAGTAGAACTAGATTGGGGTGTAGACGGAGAAGTATTTACCGTAACTCAAGTAGAGCTACAAAAGAGTTCGCGCATCATTTTTGGATATGATTATACAGATGAAAAGTTACGTGGTATACGTGATTTATTTAAAAATATTCATACCGCTTATTTCTACAAGCTGATTAAAAATGGTGTAGCTGCATCGAATACTCTCGGTTCTGCAAAGTACAAAGGTCTTCGAGGAAACGACCTTAAAACGGTAGTAACCGTAAATGTGGACGATCCTACAAAAATGGACGTATTAACTTATCTTGGAACTAGTTTAGTTGATTCACAAACGGTACTGCCTAATACGGACAATTTAATGGATACCGATTATGTAGTATGGAAAGAGAATGTGATAATCGCTGAATCAGTAGGTATTCCTTTTACACTTGGATCTAATGGTGATTCTATAGAGGGAGCTGAACATCAAGAAGCATTAGATGCATTAGAACCCTATTCATTTAATGCACTAGGTTGTTTGTCTACAGTAGATGTAGTCAAAAGCCTATACGCTGAATTCACTAAACGTCTACGTGACCAAGTTGGTGTTAAATTTCAACTAGTAATGCACAAAAAGCCTGCTGTGGATCACGAAGGTGTAATTAGCGTTAAAAATGACGTGACGGATGCTGAGAACATTGCTTCTGCAGTTTATTGGGCAACTGGTGCTACAGCTGGGTGTGCGATTAATAAATCAAATACAAATAAAAAATACGATGGTGAATTCACTATTGATACAAAGTTTAGTCAACCACAACTGGAAGCTGCTATTGATTCTGGCGAGTTTGTCTTCCATAAGGTAGGGGATGAGGTACGTGTACTAGATGATATCAATACATTCACATCGTTCACTGAAGACAAAAATTCAGATTTTAGTAGCAATCAAACCATTCGTGTACTTGATCAAATTGCAAATGATATTGCCGTATTGTTCAATACTAAATACCTTGGTCAAATGCCAAATGATAGATCAGGTCAGATTTCTTTGTGGAATGATATCACCTCACATCATCAAGAGTTACAGCGGTTACGTGCAATCGAAGGCTTCAAACCAGATGACGTAATTGTAGAAAAAGGAGAAACAAAAAAATCTGTAGTTGTATCCGATTTAGTAACTCCTGTAAATGCAATGGCTCAACTATATATGACCGTAACGGTTGCCTAAGAGAGGGGGAAGAAACAAATGGAAAAATTATTAAAACTAAGCCTGCAATACTTTGGTCAAACCATGAATGCAAAGGACTCTGTGAGTGCTGCACTTGCTGAATGTTTTGTTACTGTAGAAGGTAACCGCTACAATTTCATGCAGATCATTGATTTTGAATCTACGATTGATAAAACAAAAACGAAAGTGCCTATCTTAGGGAAAACAGGTAAAGGTAACAAATCAACAGGATGGGAAGGTACTTTTAGTGGTACAGCTCACTATAACCAATCGATATTCAGAGATTTGTTATACAGATTTAAAGAAACTGGCGAGGATATTTATTTTGATATCCAAGTTACGAATGAGGACCCTACTTCTAGTGTTGGTCGGCAAACGGTTATTCATAAAGACTGTAACCTAGATGGTGGAGTGTTAGCTAAATTCGATGCAGACGGTGAGTATCTGGATGAGCCAATCGATGGGACATTCGATGACTTCGAGATTCCAGAGAAATTCAACTTACTAGCAGGCATGCAATAAACTGAATTGGTCGCTTTATAGGCGGCCAATATCTATTAAACAAGAAAAGGATCAGGTGATTATAAATGAGTAACTTTACAGCATTCTTATCGCAAAACGCAATTAAAGTAGAAAACGTAAAATATGCAGCCTCTAAACGCTTTATTAACGAAGATGGCAAACCAGTAGAATGGGAAATAGCTTCAATCACATCAGACGAAGATGAGTTATTAAGAAAAACATGTACAAAGCGTATTCCTGTACCAGGTAAAAGAAATGCATTCATGCCTGAAACTGATTTTAATGCTTATATAACAAAACAAGCAGTAAAATGTACTTTATTCCCTAATCTAAACGATGTAGAGTTACAAAACTCATATGGAGTTATGGGGGGAGAAGCGTTGTTAAAAGTAATGCTTACGCCTGGTGAATATGCAGATTATGTGGCTAAGGTGCAAGAGGTAAACGGTTTTAATGTCCCCCTTGAAGACGCAGTAGAAGAAGCAAAAAACTAATAGATGGAGGCGATTATGATGCGAATATCGCTTATTATTGCCTCCATAAGTTTCATAAGTGGCCGTCCGAGTATGAGGCTTTACCAAAGTATGAAAAAGCAATGGTGATAGCTTGTGTGCAGATTAAGATGGAGGCGGAAAAGAAAGAACAAAAAGAAGTTAAACGAAAAGCAAGTCGTAAAAAATAAAGTGGTAGTATTTCCCTTCTTTGTTGTATGCTTATGGTATTAATGGAAGAGGGGGATTTTATGAGAAAAGTATTAGTGTTAATGTGTATAGTCTTATTTTTATCGGCTTGTGGGGGTTCCAATGAAACAAAATCTAAAGTAGATATTTTAATTGATGTCAACCAATATGCAAGAGTTACATCGGAAGAACTTGTTAAGTTATTGGGAGAGCCTGAGAGCATTGAAGATTATGAATGGTCTGTACCCAAAACAGGAGAAAGTATTGTAGGTAAACTATATATATACCAAAAAAACAAATTTGAGTTTGTCCTGTTTGAAGATAGTGTTGCTAGGTTAAATGTCTATTCAGGACAGTATTGGGGATATGATGATTCAGTAATAGAATTTCAAAAAGAAGAAGATATCTTTTCAATGTTCAATATTCAACCAAACAATAACCTAAAGAAAATTGAAGATACCAATTATGCTTTAAGATATAGTCAGGTATCAGATAAGGTTGCTGATGTTTGGATTCAAGATATTAAAGAAAATACTCTCGGGTCAGCCAAAATAACATATAACTTAAACTACTTCTAAAGCACTCTAGCGAGTGCTTTTTATTATATCGTAAAGGTAGGTGAGAAAATTGGCTACAATTCGTACGTCTATACAAATAACGGATGGGATGTCCAAAGCATTTCAATCTATGAATAACGCAATGAATATTGTTTTAAATAGTTTCGAATCCTTACAAGATGTTTCAAGCAATGCAATAGATACTGCTAGTATACAAGCAGCTAGAAGTGAATTGAATCAAGCTGAGTTAGCTTTTAATGAGATAGAACACGAAATTAGACAAGCAGAAGTTGCCCAAAATGATTTTAACCAAGAGATAACTGAGGGCGCGTCTGAGGCTGACGATTTGCTGGGAAAATTAAGTGGATTATTAGCAGCTTATTTGAGTTTTCAAGCAATGGGTGATGTTCTTGGACTATCGGACGCAGTCACTCAAACATCAGCACGTTTAGATTTAATAAATGATCAGTTACAGACCACTGTTGTATTAGAACGATTGATTTTTGATTCGGCGGAAAGAGCTAGGGCTTCCTATATGGATACTGCAAACATCGTGGGTAGGGTAGGAGCTAATGCAAAAGATGCTTTCGAGAGCACAGCAGAAATGGTAGCATTCGCTGAACAGCTTAATAAAAAGTTCAAAATAGCTGGGGCTTCATCAGAAGAAATAAGTTCAGCATTACTTCAATTAACACAAGGGCTTGGCTCTGGAGTATTGCGCGGCGAAGAATTAAATGCAGTGTTTGAAAGTGCGCCGAACATAATTCAAAGTATCGCAGATTATCTAGATGTTCCAATAGGTAAAATACGAGAAATGGCTTCGGATGGAATGATTACTGCAGACATCGTTAAAAACGCAATGTTCTCTACAGCAGAAGAAACGAATGCAGCCTTTGAGAATATGCCTTTACTTTTTGCTGATATTTGGACCAGCTTTAAAAACCAAGCTTTATGGGCTTTTCAGCCAGTATTAGCAAAATTAAATGAGATAGCAAATAGCGAAAAGTTTCAAAATGTAGTAGATGGAATTATTAATTCACTTTATGTTCTATCTAGTGCAGCAGTTATAGCTTTAAATGTAATAAGTAGTATAGGTGGTTTCCTTTACGATAATTGGGATACTATCGGTCCAATCGTTTTTGCAGTATCCGCAGCATTGGGAGCACTTGTTGCTAATCTTGTAATAGTTAGAACTGCTACCATATTGGTGACGGCTGCAACTTGGGCTATGAATGCAGCTTTTTGGTCCAATCCAATTGGTTTGGTTGTTCTAATTATCATCGGTTTGATAACTATTCTTTATCTTGCAGTTGCAGCTATTAACAACTTTGCTGGAATATCGATTAGCGCAACGGGAATCATTGCAGGAGTATTCTCAATGTTAGGGGCACATATTTACAACCAAGTTACTTTTATCTGGAATCTCTTTTCTGCACTTGTTGAATTCATTGTAAACTTATTTATCGGGAATTTTGAGTATAACGTGAAAAGGGCATTTGTAAATGTCGCTAACGTAGCGTTAGACATGGCTATGGCTATGACAGAAGGGTTTGATAGTGCTGCCACTAATTTAGCTAATATGTTCGTGGATGGCGCGAATACCGCAATAAAGGCCATAAATAAGGTACTAGATGCATTGGATCAGATACCAGGAATTGATATTGGGAGTATTGGTGAACTGAGTCATTCTACATCTATTACAGGTGATTATAGCAACATGAGATCTAAGATGAATGATTGGCTTGGAGATACTCCTGCTGACTACTGGGAAGCACCTAAGATGGAAATGAAGTCTTACGGTGGAGCTTGGGATACAGGTTACGACTGGGGGGCTAACTTATTTTCAGGTAATGGCAAACCAACTGAAACATCTTATGATCCGTTACAAGACATACTTGCTGGATTACAAGGCACAATGAATCCTCTTAAAGACAGTGGTAAAGACACTGCAGGCAATACCGCTAAGATGGCCAAATCAATGGAAGCATCTGAGGAAGATTTAAAATACCTTAGAGATGCAGCGGAACGAGAAATTATCAACCGATTCACGACTGCAGAAGTGAAAGTGGATATGACGAACCATAATAACATTAATAATGATATGGATCTGGACGGCATCATCGATCACTTCGGTGAAAAACTTGAAGAAACTTTGGTTTCGGTAGCGGAAGGGGTGTAGGGAATGGCATATAGTTTTTTCTTAGATGGTGTGCAGTTTCCTATTGCCCCATCTAGTATGGAAACACAAATAAATAATAACAATAAAACAATCACTCTTATAAATGAGAGTGAAGTAAACATATTAAAAAAGCCAGGGCTAACGGATATTTCATTTGATCTGTTACTACCTAATTCTAAATATCCATTTGCCGTCTATCCAGATGGATTTCAACCAGCTACCTATTATTTAGAGAAGCTAGAAAGCCTAAAGTTATCGAAAAAACCGTTTCAATTTATTGTATCGAGAATGAAACCTAATGGCGATTTACTCTTTGATACAAATCTGAAAGTATCTTTAGAGGATTATCCAATTCAGGAAGATGCTGAAAATGGTTTTGATATTGTCGTATCGCTAAATCTCAAACAATATAGAGAATACGGAACTAAAGTTCTGGAGATAAAAAAGGCTAAAGTGGCAGGTAAATCGATTGCTAAAACAACAAAACCTAGAGCTTCCAATAAAACGACTCCGAAAACACATAAAGTAGTTAGAGGAGACACGTTATGGGCTATCTGCAAGAAGTATTATGGGAAGGTAACTAAAGCTATGACGGACGAGTTGGCTGCTAAAAATGGTATAAAGAATCCCAATCTTATCTACCCAGGGGAAGTGGTTAAACTTTGAGTGTGGATCTAATTATTCAAAGTGGTACAAGATTGATGGAGCCTGCTGTTAAAGAGGGAATAGTTTGGGAGACCTCTAGAAAAGGTGTTCCTGGTAAATTGACTTTCAAAGTAGTCAATGATGATCTGTTAACTTTTCAAGAAGGAAATGCCGTCCGTTTTAGAAAAGATGGACAAAATGTATTTTATGGATTCATATTTACAAAAAAACGTGCAAAAGATGGTTTGATAAACGTAACAGCTTATGATCAATTGCGCTATTTAAAAAACAAAGATACTTACGTATATACAAATAAAACTGCCTCTCAATTCATTAAAATGGTTGCCGCTGATTTTCGTTTGAATGTCGGTACCATCGAGGATACTTCTTATAAGATTGCTTCAAGAGTAGAGGATAACAATACCTTGTTTGACATGATTCAGAACGCTTTAGATTTGACCATGGATAACAAAAAGGAAATGTTCATCTTGTATGATAACTTTGGTAAGTTGACTCTAAGAAATGTCTCCAAGATGAAGTTAGATGTCATTATCGATGAAGAAACAGGCGAAAACTTTGATTATACTTCTTCAATTGATACGAATACGTACAACAAGATAAAACTTACTAATGAAAACGAGAAGACAGGTAAACGAGAGGTATATATTGCTCAGGACAGTAATCATATCAATGAATGGGGTATGCTTCAGTTCTTCGAAACCATTAATGAAAATACAAATGGGAAATTAAAGGCTGATACTTTATTGAGCATGTACAATCGTAAAACTAGGAGCCTAAGCGTAAGTAATGCATTCGGAAATATTTATGTGCGCGGAGGAAACTTAGTACCTGTTAACCTAGACTTAGGTGATATTAAAGTAATGAATTACATGCTTGTAGAAAACGTCAAACATACATTTAATGAAAATGAGCATGTCATGGATATTCAATTTATTGGCGGTGATTTCGTTGTTTAAAATGGATGACATCGTGAAAATGTTTAGGATAGCTGCAAAAGAGGCGATTGAAGCATCAGATCCAACTGCTATAGAATTTGGTGTAGTTACTAGTGTAACTCCGTTAAAGATATTAGTAGAACAAAAGAAACTTTTGACTATGACTCAATTAATACTCACAAGAAATGTGAGAGATTATGAAGTTGATATGACCGTAGAGCAAGTGAAAAAAAAATTCATCGTACACAATGCACTTAAACTGGGAGACAAGGTTATGTTAGTCAAAATGCAAGGTGGTCAAAAGTACATTGTTTGGGATAAAGAGGTGAGTTAATGATTCCAGAAGTGAATGACGGATTAACAATGGACTTTGAAGAAGGAATCGAACAACCTAGTAAAACCTATAAATTGAATACTGTTAAGAATCGCATTGTTGGGTTTATCGATGAAATCGAAGCCTTGAAACAGGCGATTTTTTTAATACTCAATATTGAACGCTACGATTACATTATCTATTCATGGAACTACGGAGTGGAATTAAAGGACCTTTTCGGTATGCCTATCCCATACGTGTTACCAGAGATTAAAAGGAGAGTAACAGAAGCGTTAGTTCAAGATGATCGAATTGATAGCGTAGATACTTTTAAGTTTGTAGTAAACAAAGGGAAAGTTCTTGCTACTTTTACCGTCCACTCTATTTATGGAGAAATTGAGGCGGAGAAAGAGGTGATGGTAAATGCTGCAGCTTGATACAACATATGAAGAATTAGTGGAAGAAAAATTAGATCAAGCAGATAGTTCACTAGATACACGAGAAGGATCCATTTTATTCAATGCATTTGTCATAAACAGTATAGAAATTATTCAAATGCTGCAGACAATCATTGCAAATAGTAATGAGGTTTTTGCAGATACCGCGTCTAGGCCCAATTTAATCAAACGGGCTGCAGAACGTGGTTTAAAACCACTAGTTGCCACTAAAGCTAGATTAAGAGGGATATTTAATATCAATGTGGATATAGGAGCTAGGTTTTCACTTGATAATTTGAATTACGTTGTGATCGATAAAATAGCTGATTTAGAATTTGTTTTGGAATGCGAAACGGTAGGGGATATCGGTAATCAATATCTTGGTACACTTATTCCTATTGATTATATAGATGGGTTAACAACTGCTGAGCTAGTGGAGGTCTTGGTACCAGGTGAAGATGAAGAGGATACTGAAGTGTTTAGAGCTCGTTACTTCGATTCATTCGATGCAGAAGCATTTGGAGGGAACCGGAAGGATTATAAAGACAAAGTAAATAGCCTGCCTGGTGTCGGTGGTGTACGAGTCTATCGTGCTTGGAATGGTGGAGGAACTGTTAAATTGGTGATTATCAATTCACAATTTGAACAGCCAACACAAACTTTAGTGGATGATGTGCAGTTTGCAGTGGATCCCTTAGAAGCACAAGGAGAAGGAATTGGGATTACTCCTATAGATCACATCGTCACTGTTTTTGCGGTAGGGGATACATTCATTGATATTACATTCAATATCACTTACCAAAGTGGTTGGACATGGGCTGACATTGAAGCAAATGTCCATGCAGTTATTGATGACTATTTTAAAGAGTTAGCAGAAGAATGGGCTAAAGCTAGTACCTTTGAAGAAGATCAAGCTGGGGTAATAGTACGTGTATCTCAAATTGAAATTCGATTATTAGGAGTGGATGGAGTTATTGATATAGCTGATACGCTTCTAAATGGAGGGACATCAAATATAGCCATTGATAAAGAATCGATACCCAAAAGAGGTGTTGTAATTGGCTAGAGAAGTGGATGTGTTAAGTTACTTACCTCCAATATTTCATGAAATCAAAGAAATGATAGAGATTGCTAAAGTAGAAAATCCTCTTCTGGAAGCCCTTTGGCAAGAAATTGAAAACGCTTTGTTAGATCAGTTCTTATTAAGTGCTACAGAGCGTGGTATCAAGAGAAATGAGGACATGCTTCACATAGTATCAATGGCAACGGAAGCACTGGAAACAAGACGATTTAGACTGTTTACAAGATTTAATGAACAAGTTCCTTATACTCGCCCTGTATTACGTAATCTACTAAATACATTACTAGGTGAAAATGGATATGAACTAACGATCAATGCTGCAGATAAAACGTTGAAAATTAAAATTGAGCTTACTGTAAAAGGAATGTTTGAAGCGGTAGAGCAAATGTTAGAAAGAATCACTCCTCAAAATATGGTGCTAACAGTTGAACTTCGCTACAACCAATATAGCTTGTTAGCTAAGTACACACACGCTCAGTTAGCAGCCTTTAAGCATGATCAATTAAGGAATGAGGTGTTAACTTAATGCCAACAACTACGACGAATTTCGGTTTATTAAAGCCAGGTCAAGAAGAATTTTATAATGTAGATGTTCCCAATGCCAATATGGACACTATTGACGGAGTGCTAAAAGCTCTGCAGGATGCTATTAGCTCAGGAGTAAGTGAACAAGATTTAAAAGAATTGAGAGAAGCACTTGCGACGCATTTGGTCGAAGAAGCATCGCTAACTGAAGCCGGTCATGTGATGTTATCTAACCTAATCAGCGGGTCAAGCGAAACCAAAGCGGCTACTGAGTTAGCGGTTAAAAAGGTAGCCGATATAGCCGCCGAGAAACAAAGAGGAAGAATCGGCATACCTGTAGGGGGCGACATAAACACCCTTACGGAGACAGGCGTTTATACAGGCTACGACTTTATTAACGGGGCAGTAAAGACTATTAGTGCATTTGACGTATTTAATTATTCTAATGATTGGATTGTACAAGTTCAATACGTAATGGGTGCAACGCCGCAGATATTCACTAGAAATTGGCACAACGCTACCGCATGGACGCCGTGGCGCATATTACTAGACGGGTCTATGATAAATGTACCTGGGGGAGTGGCAGGGCTAGATGGGAATGGCAAATTATTAGCATCACTGACAGAACCAGTTCTCCTACATTCTCATAATCTAGGCGCATCTCCCACTTTAGCCATAAACTTTAACGGACTGGAATTGTACAAAGAGATAAAGATTTTATTTAAGGGAGTAAAGGTTACAGCAAGTGGAACTATAACCGTCCATTTGAATAATGTCCCTACATCTGGTAGTAATTACTGGTACTGGCCCGCTTCAAGTTCGGCATCTTATCCAATGGGAAGTGCAGGACAAGCCGGATCTATAAATGTGAATAATGCAGACTCCGCTAATGCGCAGATGAATGGAAGTATATTAGTTTTTAATGACACTATATATGACGCTTATGTAGAAACTGTTATTAAACCACAGCATCCGGTTTGGCAATATAGACCACAGGGAGCGTTTCAATTGGGAGGGCTTGCATTAGAACCTCAATTTATTCATACCGTAAACCTGACATCCCAAAATGCAATGAATGGCGGAGTACTAGAGGTATGGGGGTTAAAACGATGATTGATAAAACAGATACTGATTTTGAAATTTTTGAGAATGAGTACGGTAAATGGAGGAAAGAAGGAATCAAACAGACTCTTCTTGAGCCCACTCAACTATGGAAAGATATGTTTCTAAAAGAGCCAGAACCGCAGCCGCCGACTGAAATAGAATTATTGCAACAAGAGAACTTGATTTTACAACTCGCATTAGCAGAAACCATCGAAAAACAAGAAACAGACAAAATTAATAACCAAATTGCACTAGCCGAATTAGTAGAAAAATTAACCCTACAAGGAGTGTTGTAAAATGATCACTTTATACGCGGATTTAGTAGAATTAGGTTTACGAGTATTGGAAAATCCAATCGAAGGTGAAATTGCAGTACCTTCTTTTCTAAGAGAAGGCGTTCGTACCGAATTAAAGAAACGTGGAGTAATTGACGCAGCATAAGCTAGCGTTATTTTTTATGTGAAAATAATAACATCTGCATTAGTAGATTCTTGTTGATAGCGGGCTTGGATTTTGGGTTAATGGTGAATAAATGAAAGAATGGGATGTCCGTTCAATTGAAGTATAAAATAATTGATTGGACATCCTTTCTCCAAGAAAATAAATAAATTGCGAGTTATGATAATAGGAGTTTTTTATTCGAAAAAATTGGAGTTATCGATGTTGATGTCATCTGTATTAATCGAAATTTCTAGTGGATCATCGACATCCAAGATTAATGAGAGACTTAAAGGATATGAATTTTCATAGTGAACTCCATCACCTCGTCTAAAGTCTCCATCAGACCCATATTGGTGTTTTACATCCACCGAACCGGTGACCTCTACAGAAATGTAGCTAGATGTGATTCCTTGAATATTTATTTCATCTACCCATGCACCTTCTATCCAATAATGAGTTGCGATAATATCAATCTCATTTAATATGTCGTCAGTTAAAGCATTTGACACTGAATCATAAATAAGTTCTTCAAGTTTTTCAGTAATTATTGAACGAACATCTTCAATAGTTTTAAGAAAGCATTCCAAAGAGATAAGTGTCTTTTGAACCATCTCAAAGCCAGTTTCATCACTTCTGTAGTACACTTTTTCATTAATATGAGTGTATTTATTTAAATCTTGAATTACTTTATTAAGTGCTGACGTTGCATTTTCGAAATCAAAATTTAACTCATCTTCTATAAAATCGTTAGAAAGGCCGCCTTTTATCGCGAAAATCATGCGTTGGAGTCTTGTGATATCAGCTTTTCCTTCTGGTGTTTCTTTTTCATACCAATCACATTTTTTTACTTCATCGTCTGGTGCTAGTGTATAAAAAAGTTCTCTGGTTAGTTCCCTGATATTGGTAGCGAAATTACTGAATTTAGTTTTAACGTTTGGGGCAGTTAGAACCGCTACAGAAGATTCCAAAATATCTTTATGGAAATCCTTTTCCAGTTGAATCAAAATGGAATCGCTTATTTTGTTAATTTTATTAAACAACTAAATTCCCCCTAGAACTCTTTTCTTTATCTTACCATATTCAATTTTATTTGAAGATGACGTATTCGGAACCTATTGCGTCGTAGTTAATAATTAATAGTTTAGAAGGATTTCCTTTCTCTTTTGTCGAATTATGGATGAAAGAGGGAGGAGTTTGAATGAGTTTTGCTTCATTGTTAGCAACAGATAGCTTTATAAGTTTCATGAGTGATGGAAGGGTAACATCTGTTGACAATACCATAGTGCAAGAAGGTTATTCTAAACTACACAGAGTTAGTGATGAAATTATTTTGGCAATGACAGGTTCAAAGGATAATGCTGAAAGAATTTTAGATAATATTCATATGTACGACAAATCAAGTGTTGAATCGTTTACTCTTTCATTATTAGAAGGTATTACGGATAATGGTCCAACTCCACAGGTATTGATGTTAATTGGAGGCAGAAATAGATTAGGAAAATTGGTTTTTACCAGTGTAAATACTATGACAACCCATTATTCTCTTGATACAGTAGAACCAGGAGGTGTGTCAGGAGAAATTTTATACAATTCACAAAACTTGTCTTTTAATGCTTATGAATATTTTGGTGTAACCGTCCAAAATGCACTGAAAAATAATAAAATTTTTGATAAAGAAACAGCGTTTAATATTCAAAAAGAATTAAATGATAAGGTCGCAAAAGAAGACATAACAGTAAATACAAGAATATTCCATGAAATAATATTCAAATAGAAATATGAAGGGCATCCATTGGGTGCTCTTTTTATATTATCCATATATCTAAAGGGGGACTGAAGATGATGGAAGGAGAGAAAGCAGGTGACGCGTTTGCAGATAACAGGGGTTAAGTCAATTGGAGCATTAATAGCAAGCTTCGGTATGTATATGCTACAAATAGTAAACGAGGCAGTAGTTGTCCTCGTTTTTTTAATGTTATTAGATATGGCAACGGGTGTCATGAGGTCATTTCTAACAAAAAGTTGGAATAGTACGGTTGGTATGTCAGGGGTTATTAAGAAAGTAGCGATATTTGTTCTAATAGGAATGGCCGGTGCAGTGGAATATGTAGCTTTATCTGCAGGACAAGATAGCAAGGGGCTTGTAATTCTTGGAGTTACTAGTTTTTTTATTGTCAATGAGTGTATTTCAATACTGGAGAATACAGCGCAGATTGGTTTGCCGATTCCACCAATTCTATATAACGCATTAGAAAAACTACACAAAGCACCTATCGGAAAAGAAATGAGTATAGAGAGACATCCAGAAATGGCTCGTTTAGATAAACTCACTTTACTCAAGGAAAATGAGATTTTACAACATGAAATATTGAAAAAAGAGGATACCAAGGAGGAAAACACACAATGAAAATAAACTGGAAAGTACGTTTTAAAAACCCATTATTTTATGCAGCTTTAGTATTGGCAATTGTAGCGCCTATCGGAGTCTCTTTTGGAGTTAATCTGGATGACTTAACATCTTGGCCAATGGTATGGGATATTGCTAAAAAAGCTATTCTAACACCTCATTTAGTCATTACAGTATTTATTGCTGTGGTGACTTTTTTAATTGATCCAACTACAAAAGGTCTAAATGATAGCCCGCAAGCTTTGCAATACAAGGTACCAAAATAA